GCATCTTCTGCGCTTCTTGCAAGTTTAATTGAATTATTATTTAATTTTACTGCATAAACACTTGATGGTAATTTATTAGTAGAACCAACACTTACAAAAGATGTGGTGGCAATTCCAATTGCTGTTGTAGTTCCAGAACCTGCGTTAGTATAAACTAGTTCTTCTCCAGTAACAAAGAAATGATTTGGTAAAGATATAATATTTGATGAAAGATTTACTATTGAAGAATTGCTTGCATCAAAAGATCTTTGGAAGATTTTATAACCTTCATGTGTTAAATCAAATGCTCTCCTAATATCTCTTTCTGTACCATAATAGTTACCATAGTTTGTTTCTATAGTTGCATTATTAAAATCAACAACATCCTTATCATCATCTTGGTTTCTCAATACATTAAAAAATATCTTTACGGAAACGTTAATGTTTGGTAATGGTGTAAATGTTAATTTGGTTGACGATGATGTTGTTGCAGCTCCTACAGTTCCAAGTCCAGCAAAAGTTTCAATATTTGCATATTCAGTAATATAAGTTTCTGTTCCATCATCTAAAACAATAATTTCTGATAATTGATGTCTATTATTCGTTGTATCAGAAACTTGAAGTATTCCGTATAAACAATCATACACATCAGAATATTCTGCAATTACTGCAGCAGCGGGCGATGTTGATGAAGCTATTGATGTTGATGTTGCTTGTAATCTCGCATGTTTCATATCAAAAGTGCCAATGCCGGAGGTTAAAGTATTACCAATAGCAACTTGAATTGTATTAATCGTTGCAGCTATTCCAACATTTGGAGTAAAATCAATTTTTAATTGTGATCCAGAAAGATATGGATAATAAGTTCCAAGTCCAGAATTAGAATATATGTTCTGGGATATTGTTGTTAGTTGTCCATAATCAATATATTCTACATTGGTTCCATCATGCAAAACGCTTAGTTCATCAAATTGATACTCACCATTTGATCCTGTAATTTCGACCAAAACTTTTGCAGACCTATAAGTACTTGCAATTCCAACAATTGTGGTTGCCCCAGAAGAAACACTGACACTACTTGTTTTTATATCAACAATGCCACCAAAACTAGAAGTACCTGTGCCAATAAGGCTATCTTTTAAATTGTATGTTAATGTAGTTACATCATAATCATTTACACTATATCTTGTTGGATAGAAAAAGATAACACCCTCAGTTCCTTCAATACTAAACTCAAATGATCCTTGATCATAAGTAGATTCAACTCTACCATACTGATTAATATAACCAAGAGCATCATCATGTAAAAGCGTTAAAAGCATTATCTGCCTTTGTGCAGTATATCTTCTATCAGTAACATATGTAATATACTTCTGCGATCTTGCATCTGTAAGATCAAATCTATGAACTTCACTAAATCTTGTTGTTCTTGGGCTGCTGTTAAATTGCGAACTAATATCGTCAATAGATAAAACTCTATTGCCAACAGATTCAAAATAATCAGTTAGAACTCTACTAGAAAATGTTATTTCATCTGAAAATGTTGACGATCCAATATTAAGCGCATTTTCACTGACCAAATCAAAATCATAAACACAATTCAAATCCACAACACCGATGATATCGTTTACAAGTTCAATTGATGTTAGATAAGTTGAAAGTCCAACCACCATTGAATTTGCATTCGATTGTGGTAAAGAAGATTCCAACTGATAATCTGCAAACTTTTTGAATCCAAGAGTATGGTTTAATGTACCTACTACATCTTTCCAAGTATCATAGTCTACTCTGGATTTTAATGAATATGAGAAATTTTGATAGTAATCATTGTCTTGAATTCTTTGAGAATTTTCATTTAAAAATCCGGCATCAATTTGCCAACCTTTTTCGACAGTTGATTTTGAATTTAATTTGAAGAAAGAATCAAATTTTTTTATGGAAGAAATAATACCCTGAGTTTTTGATGTTAATCCCTCAACAATTTCTCCAGTAACAAAATCATCTTTAGAACCTATTTTTAAACCATTTATTTTGGAATCCCAATCAACAACATAACCACTTGCAGAATTTGATTTGATATTTTCTCCAATAAGAAAATCATTCTTTTTGAGAACTGGATTAAAAATAGGGAAATATTTTTGAGGAATAATTCTTCCTGAAGAATTTGATGAATCATATGTTCCTGGAATTTCTCCAGCATCTAATAATTCATTTAAGCTATATCTAACAGTAGCATCGTTTCCGCCAAGGTTTGCATCGACATAGTTAATCGTAAATAATTGATAATCATAATCAGAAGAGTTATATCCTTTAGCAGTGGAATTAAAACCAACACTAATATTTTCAACTAAAACTTTATCATTGACTGCAAATGGGAATGAATCTGCAGTACTAAACCCAACAGAAAGCGTAACTGTTACATCATTGGTTGTAGTATTAAATCCAACAGAACTAATACCGACACCATTTGAATTTTGTACTGGCAAAATCGTAGGAGTTAAATTATATAAACCATAAGAATTTCTTAGGATAGTTACTTGAGTATCGCCAAGATTATATCTTAAATCAACTTCTGGAACTATTTGATTGGTTTTTCCATCAAAAACAAGTAATTTTGGTGCAGAATTATAACCTCTACCAAAAGAACTGATTCCAATAGATTCAAATGAAGCTAAAGGTTCTATCTTTGCAATCTGTGGAAGAGAAGCACTTGGTCTGATTGTAAAATCTGATGGGAAATCAAATCCAATATCTTTAATTTTTGTTTTTTTAATTTTTCCTATTGATGTGCTAGATGTCTCAAGTAAAGCCCCCGTTCCAATTCCGGAATTTATACTTGTTATTGATGGTAATGAATAATAATTTTGTCCCTTATTTTCAATTTCAAGTTTTGAGATTGGCCCATATGCATATAAAGAGTTTGTATCATAATTTAATATGGAAGTACTTGATGCATATAAAATAGATTCTGGAGTTTTTGTTAAATTATATGTAAACGAATTTGTCGAAGCAATTGTTATTGGATACTGTCCATTATAAAAACTCACCTTTATTTGAATTTCGTTATTTGAAAATACTGAAGAATCTATGTTTATCTCTTCTTTTTCAATTGGCAATGTGCTATTGTAGACTGGAACTAAAGTGTAATAAAGTTTTTCTGGGAGATATTCGTTGACAGAAAGAACTACTCTTGCATCACTACTGACACCTACCGCACCAAATCTTTGAATTTCGAATACGTTAGTTTCTTTTGACGAATCAAATATCTCAGTAAAGTTTGAATCTTTATAAAATTCCAAACTAAAAGCAGAATAAGAATTTGCCTGATTTACATAAGAAAGAGAAGAATCTGATAGATCAAATGTTATTGTTGAATTTTTATAAACTTCAATTGGAGGATTGATTGGTGAAAGAGTTCCAGTTGAAGAGCTAGTAATTCCTACAATTTCTGGTTGCAAACTAACTGCACTATAGTAAGTGTTGGAAAGTTTGATCGTATTGGAATCAACAAGAACTGCATAATAAATTTTGTTATTTTGTAGACCTATTGCAGGTGATGTTGAAGTATGAACTAACTTTTGGCCATTAATAAATCCATGATTGGGAATTGTTATAGAATTTAGAGAAGTATCGACCCCAACGGACGAAAAAGTTTTTGGATTTATAAGTAATTTTCTATTATAATCATTATACTTGATTGCAATAGAAGTTGATATTGATGGATTTACGTCAACAAAGACAGTATCATTATTTTGCAATCCATGAGTTTCTGCTGCAGAAACTGTTACTGTATTTTTAGAAATTTTTCCAGTAACTACTGAATAATTAGTTTGGAAACTATGATAAGTGCCAGAACCAATTCCAGTAAAATATAAAGTACTCAATCCACTTGTTGTTGATGCAATACCTACAAACGTACCTGTGGATCCAAGTCCAACTTTTACATTAGAAATTCCAATAAGATCATTTGAAATTTTTGCAACATAAACAGTCGATTGATTTGATAAAGTAACGGATGTAGAAATTCCATTTGTAGAAACTCCTATCGCACTTCCTCCGTTTAAGGAATATGTGAGTTGATCTCCTGTTTCCAATTGGTGATTCGGAATATAAATTGTCCTAGTTGGAATAAAAATTTGAGTGATTCCTGCTCCAGGATTTGAGAAGAATATTGTTGTCCCAATTCCTACACCAGACCTAGTTCCCAATCCCACAGATTCTGCTGGATTGAAATATATTTGCTTATTAATTTTATAATCATATGAAGTTCTGAATCCAGAATTTGCTATTAATTTCCTTGGATTTTCGTATAAAACTTCTGTAGCAGTATGTGCAGATCCAACACTGCTATTAGTAGATCTTAAAACTCTGATTCTTGAAGATTGAGTATCAATATTTAAAATCTTTACTTTTTCTGTTCCTATAGAAAATACGTCATTTTCGCGGACATATAATGAATTTAAATTTCCACCAACAGAAAAATAAGTTACTAGTCCGGTCGCACCTGTTGTACCAACACCAATAACAAGAGATAATGTATTAATGGTTGATATGCCAACTTCATAAAATCCTTCAATAAATGCAGAAGTTGTGTTTAATCCAGAAATAGATACAATATCTTTATTTGAATAATTATGTGGATTTGAAGCAAAAATTGTAATTGATCCTGCATTATTTGTTGGGTATATTTCTACATTTGAAATTGTACTTGTTGCAACACTAACAGAATTTATTGGTTTTCCTTTTAATCTAGAAACTTTAGCACTAACATTATATCCAGAAGTACCAGATTGATTAAAAACTACAGAATCATTAATTTTATAATTATTTCCTCCAGTAACTATGCCAATATTTTCAATAAATCCTGAAGATGCATACTTAACATCAACAGTTTGATTTAAACGATTTGGGATCGACAAATAATTATATGATGCATTTTCATTAATTAAATTATAATAAGATGTATTTCTGGCCCAATTTGTTTTATTCAGATCAATTTCTTCTTGATTTGATGATGCTTTGAAATTAAATTCATTTGGTTTTGATTTATAATTTTCGCCTATTAAATATGGAAAAGTTGGTCTCCTGTATCCAGCAAAAACACCAGAAGAATCTGCTAATGAATTAATTGTTGCAAAATATGCATAAGTTCCGTTTGGAAACTCTGGAGTTACACAAAATCTACCATTATTTTCATCTAAAACAGTATCATCGCTAGTTTTTAAATAAACATAATCTTCAATAAAAAATCCTAAGGGAAATTCTGTTAAAGAAGGTCTATTTGGTTTTAAAACCTTTGTATATCCAGATTTAACTTGAGATACGACCCCACCCTGTCTTGTTTTATATCCATAAGGACCATAGATTGGGTTTCCATCATAAGCCCAACCAATAATTGGAGAATGGTCTGAGGATGAAACTTCAATATCATTAACTTTCTTCAGATCAACTTTTGAACTGCCATATAAAGATTTTCCGCTTTGATCAACAGAATAAACTATTTCCCTAAGTCTTCTTGGGGCATATAAATGAGAATACTGCAATTCATATTCTTTATTAATTCCTTCAGTAATAAATCCATCATCACTAGTAATATTATAAAAATATTTTTCAAATAAATTTACATTCCATGTTGGTATTTTTGGTAAAAATTCGGCAAAAGATCCTGCAGGAGTTATTCTTATTGAAATTGTGTCAGAATTATACCCAATCCCACTTTCAATAACTTTTATTGATTGAATTTGTCCATTCTGCACAATTGGCGTTATAACTGCACCAGTCCCACCTCCAATAATAGTCAAATTTGGAGGAGAATTATATCCTCTTCCTTTACTGTTAACCAATACTTCAACAATTTTACCATCAGAGACAATAGGAACAAGTTGTCCACCAGATCCACTGTCCAAAGTAACTAATGGTAATCTATTATAATTTAATATGTCAAAAGTTCCATATGCAGAACCCTTTGATGATAAATGGATAGAAGTAATCTCTCCTCTGAATATTGGTTGAACAGTTGCTTTAAATGTTTCATTGTTAACTGATGAAATTCCAATATTTCCAAGTACTTCTACGGAAATTTCTGGATAGTTAAATGTGTGTGTGCCAGATCCTACAGAATTTAATGAAATATATTGATTTGTATTATAATAAAAATCTTGATTAGTTGTTCCTAAACCAACTTGTGATAATTTAAAATTATCATCATTAATTTTTGTAATATAATAATTTGTGTTAGTAGATAATCCACCAACTGCAACACCATTAGTAGTATAGTTTACAATTTCTCCAGATTTAAAATCATGATTTTTTATTTCAATAGAATATAAAGATGTACTAATCCCAGTAGAAGAAGCGGTCCTAATCTTATTCTCATATCCACTACCAGAATTAACTATATTAATAGATGCTAGAATGGATTTTTTATTGTAAGATTGAATCGTATGAGTTCCAGTACCATAAGATGTTAAAGAAACAGTATTGATTCCTGATACAGAATCATCCAAGGTTTTGTGTAATTTAATTACATATGGAGTTTGAACAGAAACATAGTATGAAGAATCTGTTGACAGTCCTCCAACAGATATTTGTCCATTTGTTCTGTAAATAACTCTTTCTGAATTTGCAAATTTATGATATGTACTGAATCCAATCGTAGATAAAGTTGATCCTAATGCAACAAGACCTGCATTTGATTGAGAATTAAAATTTACCTGATGAGTCACCAGCTTCATGTTTGCTGATGCTTTTGCATTGATGCCATTTCCGCCAGTAATTTTAATGATGGGAATATCTTGATAATCAAATCCCGGATCAATTATTCTGATTTCTTTTAAATTTCCCTTTACTGCACAATATCCAGTAGCTCCAGTCCCAACCAAATCACTAATATTTAAAGATGGTGGATTGATAATGTCATACCCAGATCCTGGAGAAAGTACTTCAATTGCCTCTAATTCTCCATAAGAAACAGTATCAGTAGATTTGTAATTTAATATTTCGACGCCATTAATCAATATTCCAGTTAAACCAGATTTTGTTGGGTATAATTTCCCTTCAATTAATGAAGGAGATATTTCTCGCAAAAGGTTTTGCGACTTTAAAGTTCTTAAATTGAATTTATATGGCTGAATTTTGTTGGAATTTATGATAGTTGCGTTATCAACCGAAAGAAATTTTGAATCTCTTATATTTGATCTACTTTTTGCCAGTTTAATATTATTCGAATCGATTCTTTTAATATAATAAATTCCCTCAACAAATAAAGAACTTGATATTATGGTTTTTTTTGTAACATTTCCATCAGCATCGGTGGAAGAAACCGTATTTTTTTCTGGAGTATAATATACAATATCTCCAGTATAAAATCCATGATCAGTGGATGATGTTATTTTGAAAGTGTCTCCTTGAAATGTTCCAGAAAATATTACAGATTTATCTGTAATATTAAGATCTTGGTTATTGTAATATGGTAAAGAAGGTGATGCAACTAATGTTCTATCTTTTATTTTGTAGATATTTTGAACATTGGCATTTAATGATGAAGTCGAAGGAAAAGTTGGTGAACTTACTTTTAATAGATCTCTTTTTATAATATAGTTGTTTTCCAATAATTCACCTTGTCCTCTTATTGTTAAAGACTTTGATGAAGTAATGTCAATAACATTGGATGTTTTTTCTACTCCAGATTCACTTATAACTTTTAATTTATCTCCAATTTTAAAAATATGATCGTTTGTAGTAATAAGACCATATGTATTATCCGAATTGTCAAGTCTAGCAAAAGATTTGACATCATATGAAGTTGCTAAATTAAATAACCAATTGTTTGAGGCTACATCTTTTGGATTGACTCCAAGAGTTTTAATTTCTGCAGTGTCACCTTTTGTATAATAATAAGTGTCATCAACAATATCAAGATTTTCTAAGACAGAATTGATTTTTATCTTTATTCTTTCCGTCGTTACGCCAATAACTTGATCATGAATATCCCGTATTTCTTTTCTAAAATCGCCATGTGCAAAGGTATTAATTCCAATATTACTAGCGTCTAAAATTGTTGCAGTTAAATTCGAACAATTAAAAAATTGTGTAAGAGATTTTGAAGTATATGATACTTCACCCAAACTATTATCACTATAAGTTACTGACAACTCCCCACTTTGAGGAAATCCAACTGTAGAATCCACAGATAATACTGTAGTTCCGGCAGAAACTTGCCCGATTAACTTTGTTTTTGCATGAATAGAAAAATTTCCATATATTGCGCCATCAACATTAATATCTCTATCATATCCAGCATCAATACTTAATTTGTAGTAAGTATTTCCAACTCCAGAGATTATTTTTTCAACTTTTGCAATAGGAGCGTATGCTTTAGTAATATCACCATAAGAGTCTTGTATTAAAGTAGAATTCTCAAGATTCAGTGGATCACCAGAAATACTTTCAACTACCAAATCTTTGGTTACATTATAATGTGCGTCTGATGGCCTAAAAAGAAAATCTTTTGGACGAATTATTGATACATTTTCCCCATAAAGTACTTTAAACAAAATTCGAAAAGATTCATCAGTCCCTTTACTTCTATAAAAATCTTTTGCTTGCTTAATGAAGAGAGATTGGTTTAAATCACTAGAAAAAGTTCTATTTTCAAAACCAGGTGTTAATTGATATTTTGATTTAAGTAAAAATTCTTTCAGGAATAACGAACTTAAATTAGTGATTGTTGCTCCAGAAGCATGTTCTGCAACTTCTGATTGCGTAAATACCAATTCATCTGGATGATTTTGCTTATTATAAGAAGTAATGCCACTAAAACCTCTTATACATCCTGTAAATGAACTATTAGTCTTTCCTGTATATGTAATAATTTCATCATTAATTTGAATCAATCCATATGAATCAGGAAAACCGTAGGTTCCATTCGATATTGTTCCATTAAATGCTACATTAATTACATCATCCGTAATTGATACGGAAGAAGACAATGATGCAATTCCAACTTGATTGGCCTGTTCGTCAATTTTTATATATTTGTCAATATTTTGTATTAAATCGACAGGAGCACCCTTAAATTCTTGGGATATGTAATACTGAGATAAAAATTCAGAAACTAATGGAAAATCTTCCCTCACATATGAAGGAAGTTGATTCTGGACAATGTTGCTAAACTTGATTCTAGTTTCTGTCATTTGATTATGATCTTACTAAGTTCCCGTTGGTGTAGCTTGATGTTACAATGTAGTTTGATGCGGATGGATCAAGACCCGATGAAACTTCATCAATAACCATGTCAAATATGCTGTTATTAATATCTAGTTGCAAATATAAATCCTGTAATCCAATTACATCATTTGACTGTGGAGTAACAGAAATTTCAATAATTGACTGACCATCTTTGATTTTAGCAGAACTAATATTAATTGGATTTAATGCAATAATGCCACTAGTATAATTAATTTTCCCAACACCTCTTTTCAAAATTGTTGGGCTCAATGATGATGTTGATGGTACAGTAAATAAAAATATAGTTCCAGTCTTTCTATTAGTATCTGGAATGTCCGAAAGATATACATCTTGCAGAATTCCACTTACTCTAAATGCAGATGATTTGATATTATATCCATCCATACTCTTAATATGGAATTCATTTCCAAATCCAATTGAATATTCTACAAAGGTATTTAATACCACTCTAAGGTCCCTTCTCATCTGAACCTTGGTAATATTTGATGTAACAGAAGCATGACTATCATCAATAATTTTCAAGAATTTGCTGTACTTAAATCTTGCGCCATACTTATTTAACTCAGTAGATTCAGCATACTTATTGGCATTTGTTTGAATTATACTGGAAACATATGCAGAATTTGGAGCAAGATTTGTATTGTAATAAACTTTTGAATCTATTTCAAGATAAAGATATTTTAAATCTAAAATTTCTGGAACAATACCTGCAACGGCATATTTCTTCAACTTCATTTTAATATTTTCTTTAATCAAGTTTGGAAGAAAATCACCAGTTCTTGGCTTAATACTGATAAAAACCTTTCCATATTGAGGAGGAATTACTTCTTCTCCTCCAAATACAGAGATAGATTCTGTTTCGGGATAAATTTTTGCAGGAATCAAAGTCTCATAATCATTTGCAGTAAGTGCTCTATTCTGAGATGCATAGATTCTGGGTGCATATTTTTTAATTGATTCAACTCCTTCTATACTTTCTCCACCAATTGATGGCAATCCAGTCGTCAAAAGAGAAATTCCGGATGAAACAACATACTCTGTAGAATTTCTTGTATATGTTAATCTTCCAGAGAAACTAAATTGACCAATACCATTTCCACTATCACCATTGGTTACGATATATGATGCTTCAATATAGTAACCTTCTTGAAGTGCTTTTCCAAAAACACCGTCACCAAAAATTAATTCGTATCTTTCATCTTCAATTTCTTGTAAAAAGTAAACTTCAGATTCGCCATCAACACCAAATAAACTATCTTGAAGATTGTATTTTACTGAAACGGTTGCCGTAGAGGAATTATTTTTAACCAACACTGAGATTAAGTCAGTATCAATACCACTATTCGGAAGAATAAATCTTTGATTTGGATTTCTTGATGTATAAGTGAAACTGGTATTTAATAAGATGCCTTCATAAATTTGAATATCTGTAAAAGATGCAATATTATCAACCACAGGAACAGTAATGTCTTCCAAAATCGAGAAGACAAATGATTGATTGCCAAAGGAACCCGTGGTACTTGCAATAGGGCCTTTTTTAAGAGTTAATGCTGCAGGAGCAGGAGTAATATTTGTAGTATCAACAAAGAAACTTACTGTTGCTCTTGCTGCTTTCTTTGAACGAGGAATATATCCAATATTTCTTGCCAGAGAAACAACATTTTCTCTGAGAGTTGCACTATCAATGAATACCTCATTTGCCACCATGTTGGCATTGTATGAAGTAATATAGGTATTATATGCCAGTACATCAAGAATCGTTGAGAGATTAGATCCCTCGAAGTCATAATCTGTAAAATTGGAGTTTGACTTTAAGTAGTCTCTTAAAGTTGTCTTAATCTGGTCAAAGTCCAGATTTGTAAAGTTTACTAATGGCATTTACCTAGTAGGTTGCAGAACGAATTGTAATTGCTGAGCAGGAACATCGGCACCAATAATCCGATAATTAATCACTACATCAAAAGAACCATTATCATAGTCAGGATTTGTTTGTACCTCAATCAATCGAACTCTTGGTTCATAGTTATTAATTGAATTACGAATTTCATCCCGAATAATTGATGCAGAAATTTCATCAACATTTTCAAAAAGTGATCTACTGACTCTTGAACCAAAGTTTTCATTAAAAAACTTTTCGCCAGGAAGAGTAAAAACGATATTACGAATCGAGCGAGCAATCGCAGTTTCATTTTTAAGTGCTATTAAATCACTGCTCAGAGGATTGCTCTGAAAAGTCATACTAATATCTTTGAAACCTTGACTTACTCGCTCTAGTGGCATTAAGTATTATAATTCTACCTTATTTATTGTACTAAAATTCAGTTAAGGGAATGGGCTCAGTACCATATTCCCAGTCATCATAGTCCTCATCATTACGAATTTTTTCGTGAAGTTCCTTTTGAACTTGAAAGTCATGTTTCTTGGGAGTGAGATCATCATTTGAAATCTCTCTAAGCATTCGTTGTTCCATTTTGCTCCTGATTTAGTAA